GAGGTGAACATGACCACGCCGAACACAGGCGAATTGCTTGTACAGCAAGCGCAGGAGGCTGAACGGCTCCGGCTCTTGATACTCGCTGACGAGTGCAAGACCATCGAGGAGTTCCGCGAAAAGCTCCGCGAGCGGCTGAACAAGTAAAGCGCCGGGCCACCCCAGCAAGGCACGGCCCGACGCTACACACCCGGCACGGGCAGCGAGTTCGCCGCCGCCCGGCCACGGCTAAAGCATAGCACACCCGCCCGCAGAACGCAAGCCCAGCAGGGCAGGCCGAAAAAATTTCCCCCTACGGGGGAACACCCCAGCCCCGAAAAAAATTTCAAAAAAACGCTTGACAAAATACACGGTGCCGTGTTACATTCGAGCCACAGCAAACAACACGACACCGTGTACAGGCCGCCAAGGCCGGAAAGGAAAAACGCCATGACTAACAACGAGATCATTTTTGAGAACGTCCGCGCCAGCTTCACCCCCGCCCAGCTCGCCGAGCTGGTGCAAGCCACCTACACCGCCGAGCAGATCGCCGCCCGCCGCTCCAACGTCACGATCACCGTTGACGAGGGCAGCGCCGCCACCGCCGAGGACATCTTCACCGCCATGCTCGCCGCCGATCAGTTCCACACGTTCGCCGAGTGGAAGCGCATGGGCTACAGCGTGAAAAAGGGTGCAAAGTCCGCCATCACCTGCCAGCTCTGGAAGTACACCGACAAGCCCGGCAAGGCCGCCCGCGAGGCCGCCGAGGCCGCCGGGAAAGACGCGCCGGAGACCGACCCGCATTTCTACATGGCAAAGGCCCATTTGTTCCACGCCTTACAGGTGGAGAAGTCCAAGCGTTGACCCAGCGCAAGCGGATACTTTAGCAGGGCTGCACCGCACAAAGCAACCCAGCCCCAGAAGCAAAACCCAAAAACAAGATCAGGAGGAACACAAGATGAAATTCACAGGACGCTACACCGCCGCCACCGCCAAGGCCCTGAAAGGCTCCCCGCGCCTCGTCTGCCAAGTCTCCGAGGACGGCACGATCTACGTATGCAACGGCTTTCTTCTCTGCACCATGAACGCGCCGGAGTACGCCGCCACCGTGCAGGGCTTCACCTGCTGCGAGCCTGGCAACTGGACGATTGACAAGGACGGCAAGCACGAGGACGACGCGCACAAGCTCGATCTCGTCAGACTGTACGCCGACACGCTGAAAACCAACGCCGACGCGCAGCCCCTCCAGCGCTCCCCGCTGACCGTGCAGACCCCCAAGGCCGCCGCCGTCTGCTACTACAACGCCGCCGCCGATTTCGCCGCGATCTATGACACAAAATTCATCGCCGCGCTGCACCCCGCCGCCCAGCTCCGCGCCGCGTCTGCGATCTCCGCCGCCGTCGCCTATTGCGACAATGAACCGTTCGCCGTGGTCATGCCCATTAAGGCCGAACCCGAAACCGTCCGCGCCGTTCGTGCCTTTTTCACCGAGGCCGACGGGAACAACGCCAAAACCGGCGAGGCCGACAAGCTCCGCGCCGAGCTGGCCCAGTCTCAGGAAGAAGCCGCCGCGCTGCGCGGCGATCTGTACCGGGCAGCGAACGAGATCACCGAACTGAAAAACAAGCTGGCCGAGCAGCACGAAACCAAGTCGGAACAGCCCGCCGCCGAGACCGTCGAACCCAAGACCGCCGCCGAGATCATCGCGGCCCGCTGGGCAGAGGTGGACGGCCTGACGGCCACCATCAAGGGCGCAGCCACCGCCGCGCCGGTGGTCTGGCTCTCCGGTGACACAAAGCCCCACGCAAAAGCCATCGAGGCCGACGGCGGCAAGTGGAGCGGCAAGAAGAACGCCTATTATTTCCGCGTCGCCTGACCCAAAACCCAAGCCGAAACGGCCCGCCGGGGCCGTCCGCCGGGAATGGCCGCCCGGCGCTGATGATGGCAGGCCAAACACAAAAATGAGGAGGAACAAATCATGAGCGAATGGAAAAATGGAAAGTGCGCTGTTTACGAAGATCGGCACGGAAACACCCGTTGCGGCGTATGCTGCGCGGCTCTGTTCTGCGACGACAACGGTGATATGCCGAATACCTGCCCTTGCTGCGGTGCTCCGCTCGATTACAGCATTTACGGCCCCGCCGAGTAAGCCCCCGCCGGACACCTTGGACGGGCCGCACCGGACAAAGCGACCCGACCCCACGCACAAAACCAAATCACAAAATGGAGGTACACAAAATGGAGATCATCAAGCAATACCGCGACGGAAACGAGCGGCATGACATCGTTTGCCTTGCAGGTGAAACGCTGTTTGAAAACTGGTATTCCGTGTTGGAGGATAGCTGCTGCCTGCGTCACCCCAGCAGCACCGCCGGATATTTTCACAGTCTCGACGAGGCCGAGGCCGCGATGCACAAGCACCGCCCCGCCGCCGTCGAGATCAGCGAGGAGGCTTGACCATGTACGCGCTGGAATACAAGCAGCTTTACATCCCCCGCGAGGCGCTGACCAAAAACCGCACGTGCCAAAGCTACCGTTGGAAGCAGTACGCCGTATGCGAGGAACGGGAGCCGCTGGAGCAGATCAAAGCCACGAAGAAACGCCCGGAGGAGTGGCGCGTCGTCCCGCTGGCCGATAGCGTCTGACCCCCAGCAGCCGGACACCTTGGACGGGCCGCACCGAACAAAGCGACCCGACCCCACGCACAAAACCAAATCACAAAACGGAGGTACACAAAATGGCTTGGCTTTACATCCCCGCCGAGACAGGCGAACGCATCGAAACCATCTGCAATCAGCACTACAACCCCGGACGCGGCGCGTGTGACTGCCCGCTCTGGCCCGCCTGCAGCTACTCGAACGATCTCACAAAATCCAACGCGGAGAACACCCGCATTTTTGAGCAGGGCATGGCCGCCGCTCTGGCCGCCCTCGACAACGAAAACAGGAGGTAAACAACATGGCATCCATCGAACGCAAGATCAGCGGCACCTTTGCCCCCGTCCCCGGCGGCTACGCCCAGCAGATCAACGAGCAGACAACGCTTTTTGTCCCGGACTTCTCCGCCGCCCGCTACGACCCCAAAACCGGCGAGTTGTTCGGCTACGCCCCGGACTACGCCGCATTAGAGGCAGAAAAGGCCCCCGCCGTGCAGGCCGACAAACCCGGCGAATATGTCTACTGCTACGAAATGCAGCAGGCCCCCACGGGCTGTGACTTTGCCGCCGATCTTTCCTACTACGGCAAGCATTACTTTCTCCGCCCGCTCCGCGACGACCTGCCCCAGCTCCACGGGCGCGGCATCAGCTACGACCAGCAGCGAGACACCTACACGGTCACGTGCCGTGCCTATGACAAGCTGAAAGAGCAATACCGCATCCGCTATGAAACCTGCCTCGACTGACCACAAAACCGGATACCTTGGAGCCGCCGCACCGGACAAAGCGACGGCACCCCATAAGCGAAACCCCAAAACACAAAACGGAGGTACACACCATGTACGAACAGACAAGCATGATCTCCACGTCGCAGGCCGAAGCAAAGCCCGCCGCCCGCTACTACGAGATCAACGAGGACACGGCCCGCAACGCTCACTACTGCGTCCACATGAGCGACTACCAGCCCGGCAGCGCCACCAACGGCTACCGCGCCGCCGTGGACGAGGCCGCCGCGCTGGTGGAGGCGCGTAAATCCAAGGTCAGCCCCTACTACCACGACAAGCTCGACGCGCTGCTTGACCGCTACGCCCGCCGCCTTGCTCAATGGACGAACGACTACAACCGCAATCAGGCCAGCTATCCCAGCCAGTTCATTTCCGGCGCGGGCAATTACAACATGAAAAAGCACGAAAAGCAGATGTCCCGTGAGGGCACCCTCTGGAACGAGTACAACGAGATCAAGGCCATCTTGAACAAGATCGAGGCCGTCGGCACCGGCGCGGTAGACCTTGCCGACCCCCACGCCCGCGAAATGCTCGCTGAACAGCTCCAAAAGCTGCAAGCCCAGCTTGACCGCGACAAGGCCCTGAACGCCTATTACCGCAAGCACAAATCCTTTGATGGCTTTCCCGGCCTGACCGCCGAGGCCGCCGCCAAGCTCACCGCCGACTTTGCCGACACCTGCCAGCGCTGCCCGTGGATTGATAAGCCTTGCCCCGACTACGAATTGACCAGCCTGCGCGGCAAGATCAAGCGCACACAAGCCCGTCTTGACGAGCTGGACAAGCGCACGGAGCAGGCCCAGCAGCCCGCCGAAAGCACAAAATTCTCCGGCGGCGAGATCGTCCGCAACCTCGAAGCCGACCGCCTCCAGATACTCTTTGACGAGAAGCCCGACGAGGAAACCCGCGCCGCGCTGAAACAAAACGGTTTCCGCTGGTCTCCCCGCTACAGCGCGTGGCAGCGCCAGCTTACCCCCAACGCCGAAGCCGCCGCCCGCCGCGCCCTCGGCCTGACCGAATAACAAAACCGCCCAGCAAGTTACCAGCAAGTTACCAGCAAGTTACCAGCAAGTTAAACGCCCGCCCCGGAGGTCACGAGGGCAGAAAGGACACCGCCATGGCCACGACCACGGCCCCCACAAGATACACGCTCAACCACGACGGAACGCTGGAAAAATGGTACTTGGAACACGACTGCGGCGAAATCGTCTATCTCCGCAAGACCTCGCGCCCCAAGTGGAACTGCTGCATGAAAGAGTTTCCCGCCGCCGAAGTATTCCCCGACTACAAAACCGCTCGTGCGGCGCTTAAAGCCCGCGCCTCCGCCAAAATTGCCCCGTAGACTTTTACACGCCCGCGTGTTATAATGCGACAAAACAAAACCGAACAGGGAGGCAGACCATGAACGAAGTCCCCGAAGTATTCCCCGCGTACCGCCTCGTCGCCGAATTTGCCGACGGCCAGCGCCTCACCTTTGACGGCCTCACCGAGCAGCAGGCACAAGACCGTATGGAGGCGGCGCAGGCCCAACACGGCGATATATGCTGGTATGACGGCGTGACCGATCAGCACTACGAAAACGGAAAATATTACAAGCTCACCCCGCAGCCGCCGGAGATCATCGTGATCGACCTGACAGACTGCCCCGACGAGCCGGAAAAGGAGGATTGACCATGCCCATACCCGAAAGCAAGCGCCGCAACAACGATATTTACAACGCCAAATGTGACCGCATCAGCGCCCGCCCCATTAAGCCCATCGGCAACGCCATCCGCGCCGCTGCCAAAGCCGCCGGGCAGAGCGTACAGGCGTATGTGCTGCAAGCCTGCGAAGAACGCATGAAGCGCGAGGGCCGACCGCTGGAGCTTGACAGCCCCGCCGACGAATAACACAAATCCGACGTGCTATCGTGCAGAACAAAACCCCGGCAGACCGTACTAAAACGGCCCGCCGGGGCATTTTTATCTTCTCTTGCTGCTGTACAGGTATCTGCACCGCCGCCGGAGCGCTTTTCGCCTCGCTCTCCGCACAAAAAGCCACCTCACGCCCTCCACCAGCTTTTCCACAAAATCCACGGTCTTTTCCTCCCATTCGCAAATTGTTTTTCCAGCGCCGCCCCGACGATCACGGAAACCCTTTCGCGCCACACGCGAAGTCTTGAAAAACTTGTTCCTATAAGGCCGGTTTTCCTGTTCCGCCGCCGTGGTGTTCCGACGCAAGATCAGGCGGCAAAGCAGCCCTTACTCACCCCCGCCTGACAGGCCAAAATTTTTTGCCGCTTATTATGTACGCGCGCGCGACGCGCGACGGGCCAGCGCCTCCGCTTCCGGCAGCTCCTCCAGCACCTCTCCCAGCCGCTCCATGGCTCTTGTGTGCCAGTCGCGGGCCGTGCTGTCCGCCGTCCCCATCCTCGCGCTGATCTTCGCCCAACTGTACCCACGCACATAGCGCATCACAATGACCTCTTTGTACTTACCGTTCAGCGCGTCCAGACAGGCGCGAATACAGGCTTCATCCCCGGACAAAACCCGCTCCGCCTCCGCGATCTCCGCCAGCCGCTCGCTCACGCCGTTTTCCAGCGCCCGCAGCCCGCTTTCCTCCGTCGGCTTTCCCGGCGACGAACCGCGCGGCATCCCGTCACACGCCAGCCCCCGCAGTCCGTAATAATTGCCCTCCAATTCCGTCCGCTCCTGCCGCAGCAGGCGCAGCATCCCCGGAATTGCCTTGTAGTACAGGGCTATATGCTTCACGCTGCCATACCGCATCCGTCGCCTCCTGTTCTTGGCTCCGCGCCAAATCTCCTTGCCTGTGGTGTCAATCCAACGTTTTTCCGAAGATCGGCTCTTTCGCGTCGCTCTCGTCCACGTCCACCGGCTCGCCGAGAATGTCTGTCATGCGCCGGGCCAGCATATTGTAGCCGAACCAGTCCCCGCCCTCGGCCCACTCGTTGAACTGCCGGAATACGTCCTCCGTGGCGCGGACGGTCTCATTCAGCCGCTCCACGCCAAAGCCGAGGGCCTGACGCGCTCCCAGCGCATAGCATTTCACCACGATCTCCGCAGCTTCCCGCCGTTCGCCCAGCAAGGCCCAATCCCGGTTGCTTTTCGGCGCTTTTGACGCTGGCAGCACAAAATGCTCTGTCAGCAGGCCCTCCAGCTCCTCGTTCAGCTTCTTTTTCGCCCACTCCATGCCCACGCCGCGCTTGTTGACGGCAAACCGCTCCAACGCGCCGTTTGCGGCATTGATCACGCGGTCAAGCCGGTCTTTCCCGATGCCGTAGCGGTCATGCAGCGCAACCATGAAGCACAAAGAGATCACATGGCCCGCCGCCTCCCGGTTTTTCTCCACCCGCTCGCTCTCCGGCGTTTTTCCCCGCAGATAGCGCGTCTGCGCCTGACGGGCCGCGTTGGTGCCAAAATGCGCCGGGATATGCTTATTTCTCCTCATGCTCCGCCTCCAGTTTCCCGCAGAACCGCCCGCACATGGGGCAGAACTCCGCGCACAGCACATTCAGCCCGCCGCCCCGCGCCGTGCTGTCCATCACAAGGCGGGGCCTGCCGTCCTCGCCGTATTCCAGCCAGAACGCCGTGCCGTCCACGGTCTCCAGCTTTTGGTGCCGCTGGCACAGGCCGCACACGGGCATTTCCTCCCGTTTCTGCTCCCTGTCCTCGAACCACGCCAGCTTTGCAAGGGCCACCTCGTAGCCCCTGCTGGAATACACGCGCCCGTCTTTGTCGTAGTGCGTCAGCCGTTTTTCCCACATGATGATACCTCCTCCGCCAGCTCCCGCCAGCGTTTGATTTCTTCCTTGTCCTCCGCCGTGATGATCTCCGTGAATTTCCAGCCCGCCGGACGGGCGATCAGCTCCAGAAACACCCGCCGCCGCACAGGATAATCCCGCTGCATCCGCCGGACAAACTTGCTCTTGATCTCCACGATCTCCACGGTGCCGTCTGCATAGGTCAGCCGGAAATCCGCCGTGTACTGAACGCTCCGCAGCTTCACGCCGTTGTATTCCCCCACCGGGAACAACAGAAAGCACGGGTGCGCTTCCCATTTCACGATCTCCCCGCGTCCGACCTTTGGCGCGACGGTGCCGACGTAGTATTCATACTCGCCCCGGCTGTCAAATTTCAGCCCGGACATGGCAGCGGCACGGGCCGCCGCCGTCATGGTGTCGCCCCGCTTTTTCCCGCGCCGGGCAAGCTGTGCCTCTGCCTGCGCCCGGTAACGCGGCGGCAGATCGGATAGCTCCAGCCGGTACGCCATTCACAGCACCTCTTCGTGCTTTTCTCTCTGTGTCGCTATCATGTCCGCGTAATGTAGCTCCAGCACAAGCGGCGTTCTTTCCATGGCGGCATTCAGCGCACGGCTCCCTCCACGGAAAGCATCGTCATACGCGCCCACGTGCCAGCGGATGGCAAGTGCCTCGTCGTCCGTCAGCTCCATGTGCTTCATCACGAGATAGACAGACTTCTCCCCGTGTCCCATGGGCATCTGATCTTTCACGGTGTAGTCGGGATATTCCCCGGCATAGTAGTTCGCCTTGCACACGTCATGCAGCAGCGCCACGATGGCCTGTGTCTGCGGCGAATACAGACCGCGCAGATTAAAATTCCCCAGCAGGGCATAATACACATTCAGGCTGTGCTTCACCAGCCCGCCGGGATAGGCCCCGTGAAACCGTGTGCTGGCCGGAGCCGTGAAGAAGTCCGTGCTTTTCAGCCACTCCAGCAACTTGTCCGCGCCCGGCCTCACCACCTGTGACAGAAAAATTTGCTCGAAGCGTTCGGCATCGTTCATTTTCATTTCCTCCTTGGTCGATATATATTTCCTCGCCCGTGCCAGCACTCGGCGCGGCGCAAGATCACAACGGTATGCCGCTGCCCGGCGTTGCTCACCTTGGTTTCCACGCGGTTGAGCGTGTAGCCGGGGTATTTCTGCTCCCAAAACGCAGCATCGTCTATGTACACGGTGCTGGCCTCCTCCAGCTTTTTGCGGCTCCACTTGGTATCGTTTGGCGGCGGTGTCTTGGGCTTTTCCAGTCCACGGCTCTGCCGCCAGCTTCGGGCGCACCGTTTGTTCTTGTTGATATATTTTACAAGGCCCTCCACGCTTCCGTGGTCAACGGTGAGATATTCCCCTCGTGTTAGGCCAATGCTGTTTCCGTTCTTATCGCTCCACAGCTCCTCCAGCACGTCACGGGTCAGTCCCTCCGTGTGCTGGATGATCGCGTGGTGATGATGGCGGCCACAGATCGTCCCGTCTGCCATCACCGTTGTGTATTCCGTGGCGGCTACCCACTTTGGGCGCCGTTCTTGTCGCACCAGCGATATACCCGCTTGATGTAATTCGTCCAGTCCATATCCGCCCGCTTGGTGTCTCCCGGCGCTGGCAGATGATCGTCGTCATAGGTTCCCGTCCATGAGAAGTCGCCCTTTCCGAAGTTGGCGTTTACAAGCTGCACATGGTATCTCTTGGAGCGGTTGTCGTTGTAGGTCTGCTGGGCGAGGGTACAGGCTTCTTTCTTCTTTGCTCTCCGGCTCGCCTTGTGCTGCTTTGGTGTCACGGGGTACAAATCGACCTCCATGTATCCCGCCGTGGCGTAGTCCTTGCCGCAGATATGCTTTTGTTCCCGATAATACAGGCTCATGCGGCCACGCCTCCCTCGTTTTTGCGTGTATGCGCCGTCACCGGCTTGCATACGGGCCATTTCAACAGTCGTATGCCGTCAGGCACACCCCTGTTTCATGGCTTGTCCCTTAACTTACTGCTGGTATACCAGCCCATTGCGGCCCCTCGGCCGCAACAGAAATTCTCTCCGGCACCGCCGGAAACAGGTCTCGCTTCAACCGGCAAGGCCGCGCCGCTCTCACGGCGCGACCGCATCCGGTCGTCAGATTGTCGTTGTCTCCGTCAAGATCGGTGCGAGCATCTTTTCTCTCGCCGCCTCGTAGAAACTCTTGTCCACCTCGAACCCGTAGGCGCTGCGCCCCAGCTCGTAGGCGGCGCGTAATGTGGTGCCGCTCCCGGCCACCGGGTCGATCACCACGTCGCCGGGGTCTGTGAACACTTCGATCAGGCGTTTCAACACGCCCACCGGCTTTTGCGTGGGATGTATCTTCGGGTACTCCTTTCGGCTGTCCCGCTCCCAGCGGAACCAGTCAAAAACCATGTGCTTTCTGCCGTCCTCGCCGACGTTGCGGAACTTCGGCAGCTTGTCCCGGTAGAGGACGACCGCAAATTCCGTCGCGCCCACGATCTTCATGTTGGCTTTTAACACCTGCGCGGAATAGTTCTTACAGAAAAACAGCGGATAGCTTTTTGCAAATCCGTACCGCTTTCCGTACTCGATCACGGTCTGCATCTGCTCAAAGGCGCAGAACACGATCATGGCCGGGGCCTGTCCCTTTTCCTTTGGCTCTTTCTTCAACAGCCTGTTGCAGAAGTGCATATACTCCGCGATCTTGAACGTACCGTCCGTGTGGAAAAAACTCTGCTTTGCCAGCTTGCTTTCCCCGTTCTTGTTGTCGCCGCCCTGATACCACATGGGATTGCTGGCATAGGCATCCGCGCCGATGTTGTATGGGATGTCCGCGATTACAAGCTGGGCTTTCGGCACATTGTACCGCTTGAAATTCTGGAAATTATCGTGGTATAGCTCACATTTCATATCGTTTTCTCCCTGCGCCGCCGCATCCGGTAGCACAGCTTCCCGCACCTGCGGCAGACGATGTAATTTGTGTGATACTTCCCGCCGTGCCGGTCGCTCCGGCGGCGTGTGACCTCTATGTATTCCGTCTTGCACGGGCTGTGCAGTCCCAAGCGGCAAAGCAGCGGCTTCATCGTCCGTCACCTCTGATTTTCCGCTCAAACTGCTCGATTTCTCTCACGAGAAGCAAGCAGAGCCACGCCAGCACAACACCGTCAACCCTGCTTTCATGCACGATGCCCTCAAAGACGCATTCTGCGCCAATCCAGCACAGGTCGAGCATCACATACAGGAACAGAAACAGCAGCCCCTTTGCCGCCGCGTTCAGAATACGCTCTGTTGTTCTCCCGCTCATTCCGTCTCCTCGCTTTCCAGATGCAGCAGTTGTTGGAGCTGCTTCCAGATGCGCAGCGTCCGCTTATCCGTCTTATTGATACACGCCTCGATCAACCGCAGGCGATACAAGATGTCCTCCCTGTCCTGTCGTTTCCCGATCTCGACCTGTCGTGCGAGCTTCGTATAAGCGGCTTTTCGCGCATCCTCTGTTCTGTACCACACGCCCAGCTCTTTCCCGCCGGACAGGCCCAAGAACAGCCCATATTGCGCATCCCCGCCGCCTCTCCTCGTTTCGATGTACGCAACCTGATCAGGCGGCACAAGATAGTAGCCCTCGAAGTCGATCATTCCGCACCCTCCATCAGAAACACCATCTTTTTCCCGACATACTCACACCAGTGCTTTTCAAGCTGTGCGCCGGGGCTGTCCTCCCAATCCGGCAGGAACACCGCCGCGTCGGCGCTCTCCAGCATGGCAAAGCAGATGCGCATATAGTCCGCCTTTTTCAGCCCCTCCGGCGTGACCGCCGGGGAAATCACCGTCACACCGGCCCGCTCCTCCAGCTTCTTTACCGCCGCCGCGAATTTTTCCCTGTAGTTCGGGTCTCCCGTGATCTTTCCGGCCAGATACACTTTCATTCCTGCCCACCTCCCAACTCCTCCATCTGCTTCCGCTTCCAGTTCGCAACGTACTGCTTCACGCTCCCGTCAAAGCCCGTGCAGAGAAATACATCATGCACCGCTTTTCCCTCATGGGCGCAGTCGGAGCAGTTTAAGCCGTTGTTGCACGGCGTTTCGCAGAACTGGCACATACAGTTGTCATTGTCGAACTGACACGGATTGACCGCTTCCACGATGATCTCCCGCCCGCAGCCGGGGCAGAAGTGCCAGCCGTTTTCCGTCGGCCCGTCCGCCTCGAAATTCTCGATGTACCCACACGCCCGGCACCGCCAAGCGTCATGCTCCCGGTCTACGCACTCGTATACCGTGTTTTTCTCGCTCATGGTTTATCCCTCCAGAATTTTCTTTACGGCGCGGAGCTGTTCGAGGGTATAGCGGCCTATTTTGTCCCAGCCAGCGGCAACCCGCACCCACTCTTTCAGTTCCTCACGTTCTTGGTACTCGCGTACAGCATCCTCCGACGGGAACAAGAGACGCGGTGAGCCATACTCTGTTTCCTCAATGAGATACGGCATATCCCTGTTGTGCGCTTCCCGAAACCGTTCTCCCCATCTTCCGCTGATGGTTACATACTTTCGGCCCACCTTTGCGACCTCCGCTTTTACTGCGGAGAATTTATCTCTTGGCCGCCGTGCGTCTCCAACGATGTACACGGTCTGCCTCGGCTTAAAAGACTTAATATCCATGGCATACCCTCATACGTTCACATATCGGTTTTGGCAGTTCACATTGTTGCAGAAGCGCTCGCGTCCGATCTCCCGCAGGCGATGCCCACAATACTGGCAAAAGTCGCCCTGCTGTCGCCGTGGTTCTTCCTCTGCGTGTGTCCCGCAGTATCTCATGCGGTTCATCAGACATATCACGGAGCCGGGCTGCACCACCGCCGCGCAAACACTTTTCGCTTTGCAGTTGTAGCAATCCATCACTCCACCTCCGCTATTCTTCTGGCGGCCATTTCTACATACGAGGGATTGATCTCACATCCCACGAAACCACGCCCCATGCGTTTGGCCACCACGCCTGTTGTGCCGCTGCCCGCAAACGGGTCAAGCACAACGCCGCCCTCTGGGCAACCCGCTAAAATACACGGCTCGATCAGCTTTTCCGGGAACACGGCGAAGTGCGCGCCGCGAAATCCGTTTGTGCTTACGCTCCAGACGCTCCGCTTGTTCCTACGCCCCGCCTTGTTTTCACTGTTCCCGTGGCTCTCACGCTCCACCTGTGCGCTGTTGTCGTGAGATCGACCGCCGGTATAGGCTCCGCCGCCGCGAAACGTCCTTGCGTTTCCCTTGGCCGATGTGACCGGCTCGCTGATCGCCGACGCGTCGAAATAATAGCGCTCTGACTTTGACAACAGGAAGATGTACTCATGTGACTTCGTGCATCGGTCATTTACGCTCTCCGGCATACAGTTCGGCTTCTGCCAAATGATGTCTTGCCGCAAATACCATCCGTCTGCGCGGAGGGCAAAGGCCAACTGCCAAGGTATGCCGATCAGGTCTTTTTTCTTGTATCCCTGCGGTACGCGCTTTGCGGTGTGTCCGCAGGAATTGCGAGTATTCGTCGGCGGCTGGCTCCCCGATTTTGTAGCATAGCTATCGCCCACGTTCACCCACAGAGTTCCGTCTGGCCGCAGTACCCGTCGAACCTCACGAAAAACTGTGACCAGCGCCTGCAGGTATTCCTCCACGCTGGCCTCGTTCCCGATCTGCCCCTCCACTCCATAATCTCGTAAATTATAGTAGGGTGGGGATGTCACGCAGGTATGTACGCTTTCTGGCGGCAGTGTCCGCAGCAGCTCCAGCGCGTCGCCTTGCAGAATAGTGCAGTTCATCACTCCGCCTCCTCGCGCAGCCAGTCCAGTGCGCACAGTTCACATGCCGTCATTCCGTCGCGTCCTTTTAGGTAGCACGTACTGTCACGATCATTGTTCTTGCAGTAGGCCGCGCCGTTGCTACTCAGCATGAATTTTGCCAGTTCCTCGTCATTCATTTCTCGAACCCTGTCCGCGTTGGTAAAGACCACATCCGGGCAGTTCTGTTTCCGGGCATTTTTACAGGCTTTCCCGCCGTAGTTCAACAAGCAACCAGCAACCCGGCACCGATCACAGAGTTTCATTCCGCCGCCTCCTTATCCGTCATAGCACCCGCACGGAGCGCCGCAGATACACCCGCCGGGGCTGTCCGGGAACAACTGGTCAAAGGTCAACTGTGCCTCCTCGAACTCCTTGTTTGCCATGAACTCGTTGTAGTAGCTCTCCCATGACCAGTCGCGCCCAAGACCTTTTACATTCACATTTGTCTTGGCGCTCCCGTGTTCCAGCGCGATAGCCCGCTCAAAGAGATCGGGGTAGTTCTCCCACAGCGCTTGTATTTCTTTCTTCTTCATGGATGGGCAGAAAAAGCATGAACTTTTCCCCGGTCTCGGCAGTCCGGCCCGCTCGATCACGTGCACACATTCCTCGCGCGTCCAGCCCCATTCGTAGAGCGGATAATGCTTTTCGTACTTTTTGTCCGCTTCGTCGATGGGCGCGGCGTGTTGGATGCGCCGTGTCTCCCCGGCATCGTAACCGATGTATTTGTGGACGCGCTGGCCGCTGGCCCACACCTCTTTGCACGGTTGATAGTTGTTGCAGAACTTCTCCTGCGTCCCGATCTTGTGCTTGAGAGAGCATTTTTTGTATCCATAGGCAATCGAGGGCAGCCTCCCGCTGTTGATGCATTCCTGCTCCAGCGTCAATCGGTTCCCGTCCTTGTCGTGGTACTCCACGGAGACGATCTTTGGGATGCCATGCTTTACCAGCCACTCATTGAACGTCCCCATGAACTCGTAGGTGTGCGGCTGTTCGCCTCCGGTGTCCGCAAACAAAATCAGATCAATAGGGATTTTGTGCAGATACATCCCGATAATCATGGCGGTGCTGTTTGTCCCGCCGCCAAAGGAAACAATATTCATTCCGCTTCCTCCACGGCATCGCCGCCCCACTCAATCGCCTGTCCGCATTGCCCGCAGAAGCGGCAGCGGTTTCCGTCCTCGTTGTGCAGGTATTCACCGCTCCCGCAGGACGGGCAGGCCATTACACCCGCGTCCCCGTCAGGGTATGGGCTTTCCGGTACACGCCGCCGCAGCGCCTCCACGCCCATCCGGCAAGCCTCGTTCACTGGCTCAAGGCTCTCATACGCCTCCCGGTGTTCCGGGTCTAAAATCTCAATGGCCCGTTCATTCTCCATCTTCCACACCCTCCATTCCGATCTGCCCCGCGTCCTCCGCGTCGTCCTCGGCCTCCTCGATAACCGCCTCCCGGCGTTCCTTATCCTTGTAGAACTGCTCCATGCAGAGCGCCTGAAATTCCGCAAGGTCGTTGATGTATTCCTCTTTCAGAATGTTCATGGGCATGATGGCTGCCAGCACATCCATGCCGTCATGTACCACAAGATACCGCTGTCCCGCTTCGGTCTGCCGCGCTGTGTAATAGATGTATTCGCTTTTCTTGATCTCCTCCGCCAGCGGCGCAAGATACGCCTCGTTGTAGAAGATCAGCTCGCCGTCCACCTTGCAGCGGCAGGCGGAACACCATAGCCCGTTGGGAGCCGCTGCCACTTTCAGCTTCTCTGTGTCCTGCTCGCCCTGCGCATACGGCGCAAGGTTCAGTCCCAGCACATTGCTGACGCTCTCCGGCCAGTCCTCGGTCAGATACACCTTTTTCCATGCGTCCGCCGTCATGTCCAACACCGTGCGCACCTGCTCGCTGCCCTCCATGTCCGGCAGCTCCGTCGCCCGGTAGATTGCCGTGCCGGTAGATAGCCAAATCCCGCTGCCCGCCACATGGAGTACGGCGCACCGGCCTCCGTTCTTGACCAAGTTTGCAAATTTCGATAGCTTCATTCCCGCCGCCTCCTTTACCCGAACAGATACAGAATACAGAATTTCAGCAGGGCAGGGCAGGCCCGGCGCCAGCGCCCAAATCACCATCAGCGCAAGCAGCAGCATCGCGCCCAAGCCATACAGAATATCTTTCATCGCTTTCCACCTCTCACGCCGATGGTCACATAGGCGGTGCCTTTCCCGTTCAGCTCCATATCCACGGGTGCCTTGCAGTCCAAGCAGCTATGGGTAATGGTCTCCGTCTCCGCATTGGTCTTGTAGCGGAACGACTTACCGCACTTACAGTGCATGAACATGGGCCGCAGGCCGGCCAGCGTCGTTTCGTGTCCGCACTCCTGACACCGGAAGCTGTACGTTTCCCGCTTTGCGCAGAACGCCTTGACCGCGCCGCACTCCTCGCACACCACCAGCAGAAAGCCCTTGTACGGCCCCTGCGTTTTGTCCTCCTCCGCCGTGACCCAGCTCTCCCGCTCGCCGAACATTCGCTCCACGCGGCTGTTCCTCTCCGGCTTGTTCCGTTCCGCCGTGCCGCCGGTATGTACCTGCTCGCCGGTGCTGCCAAAGCCGCCGCGATCACGGTTGCCCAAGCTCTCCACCTGCACAAACTCCATGTCCGGCGCTTTCTCCACAAGGCGGAACTGGCAGATGCGTGTTCCTTTCGGAATGCGCGTTCCCTCTTTCCGCAGGCACAGCGCCGGATAGCCCCACACATCACCGTCGCCGCAATAGTCATTCTCGATCACGCCCATGCTGTTCGCCAGCAGGATGCCCCACTTGCCAAAGGTCGAGGAGCGGGGAACAACGTGCGCGTAGTAGCCCGCCGGTATCTCAATGGAAACACCCAAGGAAATGATCTTGTACTCCAGAAAGTCCAGCGTGACATCCTCTGCGGTGCAAAGGTCTATCCATTCGCCGTGAACCTCCGGCAAGGCATTTCCATGGGTGTTGATTTTCACTTTCATATTCAGTTCCTCCCGCAAAACTCTTTTGGTATAACCACCGCCGTTCCGGGCGGCACGGCCCAGACCTCCGCATCTCGGATGTCTGTCCACTCACAGCCCCAGTATTCCGCCGCGTTCAGTAGTGCGGAGTAGTTCGACCGGTGCGGCACCACCACGGCTCCGTACTTCGGATGCACTACCCGCGCCCGGCCTCTGACCCTCCAGCGCTCCTCACGCGCCCGCCGGACGCTTTTCTGGTAACTGTCGCGGTCAAAATACATCTTCGTCCCTCGCCCGCCGCATCCATTCCGCGTCCTTTTCCTGTCCGTAGAACGCATGACCCAGCCATCCGCCCAACAGCATCAGACTGAGACCGGCAAGCCCGCCGAGGAAGATCACCGTCAAATCCTCCGCACCGCCTATTACCATCAAAAGCAGGAAGCCAAGCAGCATCATGGCCGCGCCGATGTTCTCCCGTACTCGCACCAGCTTCCGCCGCTGCGCTTCCGTCCGGCTCCGCCGGGAACGCCGCTCGACTGTCAGGCCGCCGCACTTCGTTTCATAGTATGCCGTCCTCAT